TCAGGAACAGCTTTTTCTACAGTACTAAATAAAATTTTAGCAAGAGGTGCAACAGCTCCTAACATTTGAATCATGGTTTACTTCCATCCTTTTTTAGCTAACTTTGGTAGACCTTTTATTAATCCGCCTTTTTTAAATCCTTCTGGAGTTGGACCGTAAAATTCTTCGTAATATTCTTCGTCTGTACCTTTATATCCTTCTTTTCTTTCTCTCTCTACCTCTTTTTTAATTTTTGGATTTACTTTAGTTTTAGATGTAGATTTTAAATCAGGTCCTTGAAGTGGTTTAGGTTTAATTCCTAAATTAATATAGTCATCAAACTCTTCAAGAGCTTGATCCATTTTATCTCTGTTTCCAAAAGAAGGTTTTTTTACTTTATTTTTTAAAGCTTTTAAAACTTTTTTTACAGGCATTTATTAATACCACTTTGCTTTTCTTTTCTTATCAGCTAGCATTCTTCTTTGACCACCAACTTGATCTATTTGAGTTTCTTGTGGATTTGTCATCTCAACATCAATTCCACCTTTTAAAGTTCCATCAGAATTTGTAAATTGTGAAAAGTCTACTTGAGTTCCATAAGCTGATCTTGAAGAATTTCCATTAGAAGTTACTGAACCACCTGTAGCCATTGGTTTTCTAGATTTTCCAGCTTCAGATAATGCAATTGCAATTGCTTGTTTAGGATTTTTTACAACTGGACCTTTTTTACCAGAATGTAATTCTCCTTTTTTAAATTCTCTCATTACCTTACCAATTTTTTTTTGACTTTTATCCATATTTTTTCCTATTAGTTAGTTCTTTGCTTATTTTGTTTTGCAAGAGAAACACTTGCTCGCAGTTTAGCTAATTCTGCGTTTTGTTCAAGCTTATTTTCTTCATTATTTTGATTTAATAAGGCTTTTAGCTTGTCTAGATTGATTCTATCTTCAGCTTCTTTGCGTTTTTGCTCATTTTCTATCGCTCTTAAGTCAACTTCACGTGATTTTAACTTTAAAAGTGGATCAGAATCGTATTGTCCAACAATTTTATTCTCTTCATCAGCATAATCTTTAGTCATTTCAGCTATTAATTGAGCTTTTCTTGACTCAATTTGAATAGTTATACGCTGAATTTGTTGCGCGGCTTGTGGATTCATCTGTGCTTGTTGTTGCAACATAGGTAATTGTTGTAATTCTTGTACAAATTCTACCTGAACTTGCTCTTGAGCCATGATTGAAATGTGTTCAAGAATATTTTTTTGTATTGCCATTACAACTGGAGGATTATTTCTAACCATATTTAGTTGTATAAAGTTTAAATGTGCATCAATGTGTGATTTATGGTCTTGTCCAGGAAATGCTTGGAATGGTTGTGATGCCATTGCAGTAATATGTTCTAAACTTGGATCTAGTGGCACTGGTTGTTTTGGTGATGGAAGAATTAAATCAATATTTTTTACACCCATTGCTTCATACATAGATCTATATGCTTGATAGATGTCATGTATCTGTGGATTAGATTGAGCTAATTGTAATTGAGTCTGTGCCATATTAATTCTTTGTGATTGTGAAAAAATATTCGGATCTGCAATCGGAAGAATATCTATTTTATCATCAAAGTCAGTTTGTTTGATTTGTCTTTCACCACCTACTACATCGTATGGATAAACAGGTGGTAAGTAAGTAGCAAATACATTTGCTAATAATTCAAATTCATTTTTAAGTGCACCATAAATTCTTTTGTGTATAGCTGACATCACTCGCGATCCGCGCTCCAATAGCGCCATAGTAGTACCCACGGCTGCCTGTTGATTCATATCACCCACTTGTGCATCTGCGATGCTCGCGAAGCGTTGACCGGCTTCAACAACTACTCCCATTAATGCTAATAATGTTTGGTCAGGTCCTTTAAATGGTAAAGGCATAAACGCATCACGAAGATTTCCTCCTGGAGCGTCGACATCTCTAAATTCACCTGGTTGAATAGGTTGTGCATCATCTCTAACTCTAATACCACGCATTTTAAATCCAGCTGGTAAATTAGCTAAAGTTCCTGCATCTAATAATTGTCTTAAAGCTGATGTTGCAGTTCTTGATAATCCACCAATCATGTGAATTAAGCCAAATCCATAGAATCCTAAACCTGGTAAAAATTTAAAGTGTACAAAGTAATTAGTTCTAATTTTTAATGGATCATCTGATTTATAATTACGTCTAATAGATAAAACTTCTCTAGAAGATTCTTCAATAGTTACAACATAAGGAAGTTTAATTCCTGTGGGCTCACCAGTCTGTGGATCTTTATCTTCAAATCCTTCCAGATCTAAATTAACATGACACTCTAATAGAGTATAAATGTCATCTTGTTTTTCAACTCGGATACCTTCTAGTTGTTGTTCTTTTTTCTTAATCTCATCTTCTTTTAAAGGTGGTTCTCCTAATTCTACATCTTTGTAAAAACCATTAACTTGTTGTTTTCTTAAATCGTTTGCTGAAATTCTTAAAACATGAATCACTGCATCCGCATCTTCAAGTGATGTTGCTGAATAAGGAACAATTAAATCTTCAGATGGAATAAATTTTGATACTGCTCTACCAAGCATTGAATCATAATAAACTTTTTTAAATGTAGATCCTGATAAAGGTAGATAAAATAACATCTGATCAAATTCAGGTTCGTACTCTTTCATGACATTCATGATTTGATAGTTCATGAATTCTTTAACTCGCATTGCTTGATCTTCTTTGTTACGATCAGTCTTACCAAGTATTTGAGTTCGCACTGGTCCATCTGCTGGTAATAATTCTTTGTAAGCTTGTGCTTGAAATTGAGTTACTGCTTCTGCAAGTACTGGATGAGTTACTCCTGAAGCTCCTCTAAATGGTTCTGTTCTAACTTCGTATTTAAATCCTAATAAGTCTAAACCTCTTGTATAAGCCATCTCCCAATCTTGTCTTGATGTTTTATAATCTGTATATTTTTCTTGAAGGTCTGATCCAATGTAACCAAGAACATCATCATCTAAAAATTCTGCAAGGTTTGCATAATGATCTTCTCCACCCATTGGAGCTGCAATGTTAGGGTCAAATGAAATTTCTGCACCACCATCTTCATCCATGTTTATTTCAACAGCTGGATCTTGTGTTTGTTGTACTTGTTCTTGAATAGTTTGTTCTATTTCAGTTTGACCTGGAACTTCAATAGTAGTTTTTGTATTGGGTAATGATTTATCTATATTGTCCATGGACTATTTATATCTTTTTTTAAATAATGATTCAACACCTTGTGAGTCAGGACCTTTAGCAGGGGGTACTGTTTTTGTCAAGCCACCATATGCAAAACTAGCTATTCCACCATCTGCATAGTAATCAGAATCTGGTGGATCTGGATATCTATTCATAATATCTTCATAAGGAGAATCCTCTATCATTTTTCTACCTTTTGCTCTTTCTGCAATTTTTTTTGCATCTTTTATTTTTCCAGTTGCAATTTTTTCTAATTTTTCAACATCACTAAAAGCTTCATCAATATTAAAATTATCATAATCAAATTCATAATCTCCTGGTTCTCTAACGGGTCTTGGTCTATTTTCTATTACATAAAAATCACCTGGATATTTTACTTCTGCACCTGTCTCTAAATTAATATCTGATTTAGGTGGGCTATAATTTAATTCAAAAGGTGAATCAGCTGCTCCACCAGAATTAACTTCAATAGAAATATTTCCAGTTGCTTTATTTTGTGTGAGTGTAATTACTTCTGGTTTTCCACCTTCAGTTGGTATTTCTAATTTTTTAACAAGCTCTAGATCTTCAACATTTTTAACTTTAGGTGAAATATCTTTTCCTTCTTTCATAATTTTATTAACCAATGGAGTAAACCATTCAGGCATTCCAGAAACTTTAGGTAAAGTTTTAGCAACAGTTTTAGCTGCAGGTTTTAATAAACTTTTACCTTTCATTAATTTACTTGCGATTGGTAACGCAGCTACTCCTGCTAATATTTTTAAAAGATCTCTACGAAGCATTTTTTAATCCCATTATTCCTGTTGTATCTAATTCGTTTGGTATAGATACTCCTTTACTTAAATCTACTCCACCTAATTCTTCAGAAGAAAACAAATTATCAAATTCTCCTTTTCTGTAAGCGTCAATTAAATCATAGGCAGTTAATGCAGTAGCACCGATAGCTCCAATCGCACCTGTGCCTGATATAAGAGCAATATTTCTCGGACTTAATCCTAATCTTAATGCAAGATTTAATAATCCAGGTGCAGCCTTACGAGGATTTCTTACTCCCTCAAAAGTTAAAGTATCTTTAACACCACCTAAAAATCCTTTTGAAGGTCCTTTGATTGCACCCGCACCAACAGTAAGACTTTCTGTAAGAGCAGGACCTATGTAATTTAATGGATCAGATAAAATTTCATATGGACTTTTTCCTTCTTTAATTTGTTCAGCTATAAATGGTATTTCAAATAATGCAGTTCCTGCAGGCGATCCAACTCTTGTTAAACCTTTTCCTAATACACTTGCTGTTGATCTTAATATACCTTGATCTGCTTTTCTTGCAGCTTGAAAAGTTTCTTTTGCTCCTGGAATAGATAAAGCGGCTGTTCCAACACCAATTGATGCAATTGGAGATTCTGTAATTGGATTATCCGCGATCCAATATAAAAGATCCGATTGAGATGCTTTAACTTCTGGTTCATTT